GGTAGCCCATCGATGAAATAAAAACACAAGTACAAATGTACTAAATGTAGTTATTAGACCCTATTTAGTGGCTATACCTCCCCTACCCTGTCCAGAGTTTGTCCAAATGGTATTTATTAATTACTAATAGACTACTACCACTAGCCTTTTAGCCTATGCATAACTGTCTATAAAACAGTTATGCAAGATTTATACAGTAAAAAGGCTTTTTTTTCTCTAATTTTTGACTATCGAAGGGGGTAGATTTCGTGCGTAGTAGTAGATATACCCCTTCAAATTTTTGCGTCAAAACAAAGGAGGAGACAACAGGTAGGGAGAGGGTGTCCCAAAGGGATCGCCCAGAATGATCCCAATGGGACGTTATAGGAGTTAGCTATAAGAGGTCATAAGAGTGTTATAGGAAGGTTATAAGAAGGGCTTTTGGTTAAGAAGAGAGGGAAGAATCTGTAGCAGCTTCTTCTTTTGTTAGAAACCTTTGAAGTCTTTTGGGGTTCTTTCTTTTTTCTTTTGTTACTTTTCTTTTTTCTTTCTTTGTTTCTCCCTCTGCGAGGATCTACTTCGTAGATGGGCCCCTGGGCAAAAGGGTGTGGAACCTTAAAGAAGATTTAGTAGTGTCCTTAAAGATGATTTGGGGGTGACCCTATTGTCAATTTATGGGTGACCTTAATTAGTAAAAAGTACTAAAAAACCCTTTGACCTCCTCTAAAAGCCAAAGGGTTTAGTAGCCATCTAATCCCATTAGATGTGTAGTAAGTAGCTTGCATTAGAAACTACAAAGTTAGTGTAGTTAAAACATAGAAGCAATAAAACAGTAAGATCTTTAAAGAAACAACTATTTTTTGCACGTAATGTCTAAATTAAGAGGAGGAAAACCTAAAAAAGATGGTAAAAAATTTCCTTTAAGTGGTAGTAAAAAGAGAACTACACCTGCTCCAAAACCTAAAACTACTCCTAAAGTACATCATCGTAGTTCACCTGGTCCAGATACTAGAAAGCCTTGGCAAAGAGGTGGTTTTAAAAGTAAAGCTGCTTATGATGCTGCAGTTAAAAAAGATCCTAGAATAAAAGGATTGCTTGAATAAATAAAAAGGAAAGAAGTTTTTTAGTGTAGTCAGAACATAGAAGCATTGGAATGGTCAGTTTGTTTAATTTGGTCCATAGACATACCCATAGCTGTTTGGGTAATGGTGTTGTTTATGGAGGAACCCCATTCATCTAGGTGAAGTCTTAGAAGTTCTTCTTTTCTAGATCTTATGTTGCGATCTTCATCAGCAGACATGTAATCAGTCCAGTAGGAGACAGCACCAGAAAGGGCATCTAGGATATCGTCATGAACTAAGGAGCCTTTGTGACGTGTTATGCGGGACATTTGATAAAAAAGCTGGAGTTTTAGTTTTCTTTCTGGTGCTTCATTTGTATTGGATCTGTAGTCTTTTTCTACGACTTTCCTATCAATGATTAATCGGTGAGAGTTCATTACAGGTTCTAGGGTATCGATGATTCTGAACTCTTTAGTCTTGTTATTACGGACGTTTTCTACTTGGCAGGGATGAAATTTAGAAAGAACAGGTTTAAGTAGTTCAGCAAACATACCTCCACCAAAGTTTTCTTCAACGATGATGGTATTTACTTTGTGATCTCTAGCTAATCTGGATAATTTTGTAAGAACAGATTCGTCATAGCCACCAATTAAGCCACCTGCATCTGATACAAATAGGTTTCCGTTAAGCATCTTGACAATTGCGTAACCAGTAGCATCTTTTCCTTTACCAGAAGGGTCAATAGACATAACTGAACCTGTGTATTCAATCCAGTCACCAAATTCTTGTGCAGGTCTGTAGTATCTATCTCCATTGAAACCTACACATGGGAGGTCAGGGAGGGAGTATTCAGGAGAGTTAGACCATATGATTTTTTCTGGAGCATGTTCAGGGTTTATTGAGGAGATTATTAGGTCAGAAAGTTTAAGAGGATATCTATCTTGGTCAGATAAGGAAGTATCCAGCATGAACTGGAGGGAGAAGCCAGAACGACCATAGGAAGCTTCTCTTTCCATTAGGTCAACACTATTGAATCTTTCTGGATCAACAGGATCTTTAGGCTTTACAACCTCATCTAGAAGCCTTTGAGCAACTTTAGGAGCAAGTCTATCTCCGTAATTGTTTTTAAGGTTTGGGTATCTAGCAGGCCAAATACAGGTTTCATATCCTCTTTCTTCTAAGGTGAGATAAAGGGATTGTTCTGTTTGCGGAGTACCTAGGAAACAAATTTTGCCTTTAGGTTTAAGGATTGCGTCAAATTCTTTTACAGCTTCACTAAGTTTGTCTCTCATCGGTTGAGTGAAGGAGTTATTAGGAACTTCTACGTCATCAGCTACAACTTCATCTGCTCTAGAACCTGCCATTTGACCTAAGACACCCACAGATTTAACTGAAGGAGCGTGGTCAGCTCTAGCAGGTCTTACATCAAAACTTATTTTAGAGTTTCTCTGGTTTCCATCTGGACGTAATGGAGCAAGAATATCCATTTCAGATATCAGTCTCATAGTGAAAGTAGAGAAATTATCAGCTCTATCTTTTGAAGCAGAGACCACAAGGAATTTTAATTGTGGGTTCATGCGTAGTTTCCAAACTACGTAAGCAGAAGTAATCCAAGATTTACCTACACCTCTAAAGGCTTGAATTATTTTTCTTCTAGGTCCGTGTTGAAGGTATTCAGCTATTTCTAGTTGTACTGGTGTTGGGTCTGGAAGGTTTAAATGCCTCCAAGTAAGAATTAGAAAGTATCTAAAGTCTTGTAATTTTTCTGGTAAAGGTTGCAATGATTATCTTTCTAGTGGATGAATAGCTTCTAGGTCAGGTAAAGAAGCCATCAAATCTCCAAAGGGTGATTCTGGTACTGGTAAACATTCAATACCATTATCTTTTAAAAACTGTCTAGCAACATTTAAGTCAGAAGGTTTAGCATCACCTGCTCTAATTCTGTCTAATAATTCTTGTACAAGTACTGTATGAAGGCTTTCTAAGGCTTTTTTATTATCTTCCATAGGTTCCTTAAGTGTATTTAGTTAACAGGATAGCGTTAATTAAGCAGCCATATAGTTTTCTAATTCTTCTGCTTTGTCGTTAAGACCGGTATAAAGGCCATGAAATTCATGATCAGGTCGATGTCTACCATCAAGAATATATAAACGTTCCATTCTTAAAACACGTTCTTCATCTTCTTTTCTCCATTCAGGTTTATAACTAAGCATTGGTAATTTGCAAAAAATAAGATTGTTGTTAGGGTTAGATTGGCTTGAAAGTCCCCATTAAAAGCCCAATAAAGCCTCCTCTGGTCATAAGGGAGGCTTTGTTGTTTCTATAGATAAGATTCTACTATGTTTAAAGCTATTGGATCATTATTTGTTTATAAAAGTCCTAAACAAAGGGAAGGATATAAACATTTTTTAAGATATTTATCATCTAGAAAATTAATGAGTTTAGCTGAAACAACAGGACATTATTCAAAAACAGAATTGATTAGAAGGATTATGAGTCAATGATATTTTTTAGATTCTTCTAGTCTGACAACAGATTTTTCTAATTGAATTAAGCGTCTAAATATTTCAATAATATCTTTTTCTCTGCGTCTATTAATACTTCCAAAGGTCATTAAAACCATGCTTGCAAAAGCACCGATAATGGCAGCTGTTATTTCATGCACTGACGAATTAAGCAATTTGTCTTATCTTAGTTTGGCAAGCTTGTATTTTTTTTATGAATGACGAAACCAAAAGCGAAACCCAAGACAAAAAAGAAAACAAAAAAAACCCAATACAAAGGTTAAAGGAGGGCTTTGATGATAAAGAAGAACAAGCCAATGCGATTACTACACTTATAAAAATTATTGTTCTTGGGTGGTCCGGTGCGATCTTGACTTTAAATTACGTTTCTATCCCAGGAATACCACAACAAAAAATAGATCCAACATTCATAGCTTCAGTGTTTACAGGGGTTTTGGCCTCCTTTAATATTACTACAACGTCTAAAAAAGGTGATGGAACTTATAAACTTGATAAAGAAAATAAGGACAAAGGAGGATTAAAAGGACTTGATAACGGTGTTCCTTATACCATCATCAAAGTCGAGACTCCTATAAAGTTAGTACCAGATAAACCACGCATTGATCCTATTTCTGGCAAGGAAATAGATCCACAAACAGGCAAGCTTACATGAAGCACTTTCTTTTCCTACTGCTATTAGCAGCCCCAGTTCATGCTGGAGGTATTACCCATAAGATCACAGCTACAGCACAAGCTTCTGTTGATGGATCTTATTCTCATGCAAAAAGAATTGGAAGTACCTACTCAATGTCCAGTTCTGGAGTAACAGCAGGGACTATGGGGCATTTAGATGTTCCAGCATCATCAAATAATGCTCTGACAGGAGTCGCTGCAACTCACGGTTCAGGTTCGTACACTCAGACCACAGCAGGTGCAGCTACAACTTTTTCCGAAACATTTGTCCAAGGTGATGCAATGCAAGGTGCTACAACTTTGAGCAATGGTGCTGTAGGAAGTCTTCCAATGTTGGGAGATACGATTACATATACTGGAGGAGATAATACTGGATTAGCTGCAACAATTACTAGCGTATCTGGTGGAACTATTGGCTTGACTGCTGGTAAATCTGGTACTTCTGTAACTGGTTCAATAACCTCATCTTTATCGATAGGTGATTAATGCGTTATTTATTATTAATAGCCTTTATTTCCCTTCCATCACAAGCAGTCCCAGTTATTCCTGGATTTAATTCAGGTTCTACTACAGCAAGAACTGAGAGTAAGCAAAATACAAGTGAGTTGATAGAATCGTGGTCGTATTCTACAGGGTATGAATATTCTGTAGGTGGTTCAAACTTGTCAATACAAGGCGATATGTTACCTAAAACAGTTACTACAGGTACTCACGTTGTAGATGGAATTACTACTACTCATCATGGGATTGACCTTAATACTAAACCTACGGTAACTATGCACACCCAAGGAGCAGCTACAAACCTTCTTGAAAGTTATCATGGACCAGGCTTAAAATCGTTTACCCGAATTAGTAGAGATATTCTTACCGAGTCTGTAACAGAAACAATGTCAACATTTACTCAATGAAGAGGTATTTATGTGCAGCACTATTGTTAATAAATAGTCCTGTAATTGCAGATACTACAATGACAAATAATCCGATTAGTAACTCATCTGGCAGTGTTACAAACTTAGGGGTCATGAACATGCCGAGCAAGCAATTTACAAATACATTATCATTAAATCAAGTTCAATGCCAAGGTGACACCTTAGTTATTCAACCTTTTTTAACTGGCAATTATTCTGGAGGTACACCAAAAGTTGATAGTTTTCTTGACCCTGTTTATTCAACTAAAGACGTAAAAGGTGCAATAGATGAAAACGGAAATGAGATAGGTGATGGAGAAGTTGACGACCCAACATTAGTACGTGGGTATAGAACAGTAAAGAGATTTGAGAAGACAAATTATGCTTTTTCCCCAGGAATTAGTTTGAGTTACAATATTAATCTAGATAGAAAAAGTGTACGTAACTGTCGTAAATCTCAGGTACATTTAGTAAATCTTTTACAGGCTAAACACGAAGATGCCAGATTATCCTATGAATTAGGAAGAGCAAAGCATTGTGCAGACCTCCTGCAAAATGGAGTTAGGTTTAAGAAAGGAACTAAGTATGAAGTCCTTTGTGCTGACATAGAACTTGTATCAAAACCTAATACGTTGATTGACCATCAGCATTCTATTTCCGCAGATCCCTCTGAGCCTTTCTCCTTTCAGAAAGGGACAATAACTTCTCCTTCTTCTTAAATAATTTCTTAGCCAAGACCTTAGACCTTTTCTTTATTTGCTTCTGAATCTGCTTCTGAACTATTTTTATGTAGGGCTGCAACGTACCAACAGCAAGAATACTGGTCACAGCTATTGCACTTGTAGAAACCAGCAAGGGAACGGGGGGAGAATAATTTCCTGCTATTTCTAGTGGGTTTAAACCTTCCCACACTGTTTCACATTTACCTGTTACTTGATCTCTTCTCCATCCTTTAATCCTTGCTAGACCTCCTTTACCTAACGAACCAATAGGAGTTTTAGCAAGTGTGTCTAAAGGTGGGCAAGGTAATAAATCTGCAATAAACTCTCCATCAATATTTGGAATATTATTTTGTTGTCCTACATTGGAATTTCCGTCCTTGTTATTGGAGCTATCCTTTTCTTTCACTTCCTCTCCTTCATTGCCTAAGCCTTTTAGTAGTTCAGTATTAGGTTTTGGTGGTTGTATATCACCATAAAGATCAGGGGCTATATACATTGCAGGAGCAAAATCACATAGCACTAAATTATTTTTAGGATCTACATTAAACATTTCACTACCAGTTCCAGTCTTTTTATCTCTGGCCACAACACAAGGAAGTTCAATAATTGGAACAAAACCAAAAGGCAATTCACCAAAAGTAGTTGGAGGGATTATTTCAGCAGGAGGAATTATTGTTAGTTCTGGTAAGTCTTTAACCTTTGGCTCGTTTATAAAAGGAGGATTTAATTCCACCTAGCAGTCGTTCCATTGACCAGCAAGATCACTAGCTGCATTTCCTACTTGCTTCCTAGCTTGACCAAAGAATATTCCTGCTAATACTGGTCCTACGATAGGAACGCTTGCTATAGCTGGAGTTACTTGAACAGAAGTAGCATCAGCAATCATCATTCCATTTGATTTGCCTTGTGCTTGTTTCTCTATACATTCAATTTGTTTTGCTGTTAATTTTCCATCTGAGCCTTGAGGGTAAACAGCAAACTGAGCTACAGATTCTTTATGTACATACTTTTTCTTTACCTTGCCATTAAAAGTAGGTTGTTCTGAATCTTCATAAGACAGCATTGTTTTTGGATCATGTTGTCTTTGAGCCATTGTCCATTCTTCTGCACCATCAGCAGTTTTATTACTTCTAATAGAGAAGCTGGAATAAGGAGTATTTGGAAGGTTAGCAATATTAGGTATGCCATTTTTCTGAGATAGCATACTTAAAGCCATAAAATTAGAGGCAATCAAACCTCCACCTAACACAAGAGAAGTTAGGCCATTAAATGATTTAAATTGGATCATCTGTTAAAAGGTAAAGTTGGGCCTGTTGTATTAGGAATAGAAGGAATTTGTATTTGACTTTGAATGTTTCTAATCAATTGATCTTGAACTGTAAAGATCATGTCATTTACAAATTCAGCTCTTTTCATGTAAACAAAACCTCCTCCTCCAACTGCTATTAAAAGAACAGCAGTATTGACATAGGTTAGGATTTTAACCATAAAAAATTACTGGGCTGTATTTATAATATTCAAAAAAATTTAATAGGCCACATTATGAAGTCTATTAACTAAGATCGAAGTGTTTATAATTAATTATTTTTTTTATATCTTATCCCAACTTAAGGTTTCTTCATTCCATTTATAATTTACACCGTCTGGATTATCAGGAGATGCAGCATCAGAAGGTGTATCAACAGGGGCTTTATAAGTACAAGTTGCTTCATCAAAAGTCCAAGAGGCAGGACCAGCAGGATCTAAAGCCGCCCATCTTGCCTTGATGTCATCTTGTTTTGCTTTTTTTTCATCATCAGTCATATCAATATAATTCCAATAATCTTGAATCTTTCCGTCAATTAATTTATATTCCAATCCATTATGTTTGTAAGCAAGTGAAATATCAGCACCGATTGTTTCGTTAAATTTTTGATAAACACCTAATTCAGGTTGTTTTCTTACAAATTCAAGCCAACCAGCAGGAGGACTAGAAAAATCATGATTTGGATAAAGTTGTTTTATATTATCTTCTAAATGTGGGTGGCCTATAGGGTTGTTACTAGCGTCAACTTTTATATAAAGAGTCATGAGATGTCTCCTACATTTGTACTTGGAAATTGTCTTACATCACCGGGCCATAATATCCGAACAGCTCCTGGACCTCCACCTCCACCTAAAAACCATAAGGTATACATTGTGTTTGAGGTTCCTGCTGCACCGCCTCCACCTCCAGAAACAGCACTACCAGTACCACCAAGATATACACTGATGTTAGATATGGTGAAGGAATTATTTCCATTAGTAGGAGAGGTACCAGTAACTGTACCCATAGAACCCCCACCGCCACCTGCACCACCATACCCAGCAGCCCCAGAACCGCCGCCACCTGCCGCCCCAATATAAGCACCAGTATTTGAACCATTACCGCCATAAGCTGTGTAA